TCTAATATCTTTTGAATTTTTTGTGTGGCTTTCTTTAACTCTTGTTGTTTACAAAACTGAACAGCGGTGTCTTGTATGTGAATACAATCTTTATCATCACTTTTTTGTATCTCCCTAATCATCGCAACAGCAGATTCCTTAGCGATTTCCCTCTTAATATCCTTATTCACTACCTGTTGTAGTGTATCATACGTAGGGATTGTTTCATACTTTTCGTAATAATCTTTTACACTCGCAATTAATAACCTTAGATATTCATTGTCAAAATATTGTGGATCGAGAATTTCGATAATAGTCTCAGAAAACTTTGTATCTTCCATAACTTGTTTAGCCAACTTCACCTGAAAACTATATCCTAAAAACCCTAAATTCTTACTTTCTTTTTTTGACATAAATTGAAAATCTTTTGTATAAATAAATATGTATTAAAGCGCGATTCCCGCGTATTCAGTTGTTAAATTTTTGTTACTTAACGTTTTTTGTATCTTAGAGATAATTCCCGGAATTAATTTTCTAATATCCACATCGTATCTAACTTTTGGTGGATACCAATTTCCACTGAATTGTTTCTCCGCAACCACATTCCCATGTACTCTAATCTCAAAAGAAAAAATATCTTCTTCTTCAAATAAATCTTTTACATCAATATCTTCAGGGTTTTGTGTAGAATATGGGTTGTAATATTTATATAAATAATCTTCCGACTTTGATCTGAATTGATCTTCAATCATAGATACGATATCATCAATACAATATTTAATATCCATTGATCTCAATGACTTAGGATTATAACCTTTAACATTAAAGTTTCTTCCTACAATCGGTCTCTCATTTCCGTTAATTCTCAAATAAAACTCAAACGGAAGGTTTTCATAATTTTTCTTACTCATAATTTTTAATTTGTTTGATTAAAATACTTTTTTTCTTTTTTAATAATACTCAGAAAAGGTCTTAAATATTCAATGTAACCATCTCTTCCACCAGGTATTGCCATAACAAAACCATCTTCTAACATCATTTTTAGTACATTCTTTGTGTTTCTATCTTCAGGATCCACCGGTGAATCAATAATCGCATCTAAATTTTCTTTACACTCTTCTGTAATAATTGGTTTTTTAAGATTAATAATTTTTTCGTTAATTTCAAATAATTTTTCTTTTTGTGACCCATCTGTTACCCCATTTAAAATGTTATCCAATGTTTTTAATCTACTTTTTCTCTCATTTTGTATCGATTCAATCTTATTGAAAATTTCATTCAATGTCAATTTTTTTTCTAATAACTCAGGAAAATATTTTAAAAGAGTTTTTTCTTTAACACCCTTCACACCTTTTATGTTATCACTAGCATCGCCAGTAATAATTTTAATAAGTGCAGAGTTTTCTTGATGATGATCAAAATACTCATTATAGTTGTTCTTAGAGACTATCTTTCTTTTGTTAATAAGATATATAGCAACCCTTTCATCAATCAACTGACACATATCCCTGTCGTTTGTAAGGATAACTATTTTCTCATCTTCTCTAATCTGATTACAATAATAAGCAATACAATCATCTGCCTCACAAACCTCATCCTCATATTGTCTAAGGAATAATTCTTCAGCATATAACTTAACTCTTTCTTTTTGAATAAATAAATCAGGATCTTTGGGCTCAGACTGGTTGTAGAAGTCTTTATCTCTGTTTTGTTTATATTCTGGATAGATATCATACCTTAATCTACCACTGAATTGCCCATCCCAGAAGATAAAAACCCTATCAAACCTGTTTTCTGTTATAACCTTTCTTAAAAGTGAAAAGAACTGAAAAAGACCCCCAATATGTTCACCATTATAATAAAGATCAGATGCTCCGTGATACGCAGTTTTTATCAACGCATCACCATCAACTAATAATGTATGATTATACTTTTTTTTGTTTTTTAAGGGTCTTTTCACTCCTCATAAAATTAAACGGTTAAACAATAAAATATTAATTATCGGAATAATCTACAGCCGATTCAATAACTCCTTCTTCTTCGATACCAAAATCTACAGCTTCTGCAGTTGTATCAAATACTTCAGCCCAATAATCTTTATACTCAGCTTTGTAGTTATCTATCGCCTTTTTCTCATCCTCGATAAATCCGTGTGTTGTTGCCAATATTTTACAATCAGCGTACCCCAAACCATTCATATGGTTTTTGTGAATACCAACCTTTGTTCTAATAGCAAAGTTTACTTTTCTACCTTTACTAGTTGCAGATAATTTAGATACCCCAGAACTCTTTTGATTTCCAAATAAAAATACTAAAGAACAAGATAAGTAAATAGATTGTCCCCCTTTTGGTTGTATTCTAGGTTGTGAGAATGGATTATCTGGTAACTCAACCCATGGTTGGTTAACAAATATCATTGTATTGGTATAAGGACTACTTTCTTTTCTAGAAGACGTAATTCTTTGTGCCATACCCATACCCCACTTTTCAGAAATAATTCTCGCAGTGTGTTGATTTCCTCCTTTACCATTGAAAGACATTTCACAAGGAATTGTCCCAATAGAATCCCAAAGGAAAACTATATCGTGTGGTATCTCACCATTCTTTTGAGCATTTAATACTTCGGTTACATACTCAAATGCTTGCTCAATATAGTCAAAACCTAATTTATATAATAAGAATCCATCCCAATAAGCTTGTGTCTCACCTGTTTCTTCATCAACTTCTTCAACATACTCTGTTTCTAACCCCATTGTTTTTGCATGTTCGAAACTCCATTTCTGTTCCGTAATAATAAAAACAGGTAAAATACCTTTTTTCTGAGCATCTACAGCTGTTTGTATCATAGCCGTAGTTTTACCAGTATCTGAATGACCCAAAAACATATTGATTTGACCCATAGCAGGACCCGGTATACCAGTCGCCTTCTGGAAGGCTTCTCCCAGATCAAAGTATTTTTGTTCTTTATACTTATCACTGGAAGAAAACTTTTTCCTTATTGACGAAAAATCCGTTGTTTTTTTCTTTAATGGTTTTTTTGCCATGTTTCTTTATTTTAATAATTTAAAATGGAAGTTCGTCATCATCTTCATCTTCGTTTAAAGCAACTGCTTCAACTTCTAATTCATTCTCGTCTTCGTCAGAGAATCCTTCCATCATATTGATTTCTTCTTCTAATGATGCAGTTTCTTTTTCTTCTTTATCCTCTTCAGCAACAAACTTCTTTAATTCAGAATCCCATACCGGTGTCTTTTGCTCAGCTACGATATTAACGTATTCAATAGGTTTAGTTGAATATACGTCTCTCCACGTTTCTTCGTTTGTAATCCATTCTTTAGCCTCTGCAGACTTAGGATCAGTTAATACTGAAGGATCTTCTGCCATAATACTTGTTACAACACTCCATCCTTTATCATTTCTGTTTGTTGTAATAGTAATATCTCTTCCTTCTCTAGGATCCATAATATTCCCTCTCTTCTTTAAAATAGGAATTAATTTATCCATTACACCATCACCAGTGGATTTGTGTTTGAATCGCCAAAATTTAACTCCATGATCTTCATTATCTCTGTCGATACCTTTTACTACATAAAACTTTCTTGCAGTATATGAAGAAGCCATAGCTTTAGCTTTTTTACTACCATCCTCATATAATGCATCTTTAGCATCACATAATTTACACTCACCACCATCATTTAATTTAGTACAGTGAATTTTTTCATACTTACCATTTACGTTCATCTCATGGTAATAAGTCTCAACAAAAGGAGACTTTGTAGGGTCATTTGATGGTAATATTCTAAAAGTCTTCTCTGCAGTTTTTTGCCCTTGCTTCAACTTTTCAGTGAAATACTTTTTTAATCTTTCTTCATTAGAAACTTTTGGTTTGTTACCACCACCCTTTTCGCTATTCTTCTCATATTGTGAAAGAATTGCGTCTAACGGATTAATTTCATTTTTCGCCATTTAACTTTTTTTTTTAGTTTATAAAATAATTTAATTACTCAATGATAATCACGTTTTAGATAAAAGTCAAACTATAATTCAGTAAAAAAACCACTATTATTTGTATTATATGTAAGAAATACTTATATTTGTTATATAAATAAAAAGGTAGTAAAATTAAAAATAAAATTAAAGGATTATGAAAAAG